AACCGGGCCGGACTATGGCCGGATTTTTGACTGGGAAATATTAGAACCAATCAAAAACTTGGTTGACGCATCCGACGGACGTTGGAAGGTGCCGGGCATGATGACCGGAAGCCGTGACGGTATGGCCGTTTATGATCCAGAAATCCCAGTAACAAACGACACAACCACGTTATTTGCGTCGGATCGTGACGTTTTTGTTTTCCTTGTGGATGACCGCAACCCCATTGAAGTCGGTAAGCTTGCCAACGGGGAGCCGGACTTAATGTTTCGCGGGTTTTATGCATGGAACAGTGAAACCGGAAGCAAAACCGCCGGGATCGCTGCAATGTATTTACGCGGCGTTTGCATGAATAGAAACTTGTGGGGCGTGGAAAATTTCCACGAGATTAAAATCCGCCATACTAAATTTGCGCCGGATCGGTTCGCAATGGAAGCCCGCCCGGCGTTGCAATCGTTTGCTAACGGTTCAACCTTTTCTTTTGTGGAAGGGGTGCAGGCCGCCAAAGCCGCAAAGATTGCAAGCGACGACGAAGAACGGTTGGAGTTTCTAAGCAAACGGGCCGGACTATCTGGACGCATGGCAAAAGCCGCCGCCGCCCGTCACTTGAAGGAAGAGGGCCGCCCGGTTGAGAATGTTTGGGATGCCGCGCAAGCCATAACCGCAATCGCCCGCGACGTTCCCCACCAAGACGCCCGGATAGAAGTAGAGAAAAAAGCCGGGGCTTTATTGGATAAAGTAACCGCCTAAATCGTTTCTATCTATTAAGAGATTGGGCCGCCATTGCGCGGCCCTTTTTCGTTGGGGACTTTACTTTATATAATTTTATATATAATTAGATAACAAGGCCCGGCATTCCGTCGCGCCGTTGGAGCAAAAAACATGATCTACATTAAATCAAATCTTGACCGTTTAGAAAACAGCGCGGCAAATTTGCCGGACGCATCACAACTTGCAAGCGATATACGCGCCGCAATTATGGATATTCAAAACTTGCGCGATCATATAACCAATTTGGAAAAAACCCCGGTTGATTTGGGTGCCGTTATTAACGACGCAATCAATGGCCGCATTAAAGCCGCCTTGACTGATAGCCGCATCGAAGCCACCTTGACCGATAGCCGCCTTGAAGCCCTTGAGCAATTCAAAGATGATTTGAATGTAGAAGCCGACGACATCGACGGCCTTGAAAGTTTCGTTGATGCCATCGTTGAAACTCACATTTCCGATAGCGTTGACCGGGACAATGAAACCCGCGATACGATCAAGGACATGATCAACGACGGCGATATTATCGTCTCAATTGACGTTTCATAACCGCCCCCCACAACCGACGATCTAGGCCGCCATTGAGCGGCCTTTTTCTTTGCCAGCAATAAACAGTTAAATAGGGCGGGCCGCGCCCCTTGGACGTATGGCCAAACGTACCGGGCACCGTGAGCCGTGAGCCAATTGCCGGGCATCGACCCCAGCCGGAAACGGTTAGCGACCCCAGCGGGCCGGGATTACGCCCAGCCGGTGGAAATTAAACCGCGTACAATTCGCCGGGGTCATCCATCCCAGCCTGCAAAAGTTAAACCGGGGCCAATCCGCCGGGGCCAATCCGCCGGGCACCGTGAGCCGCCTTCGATGCTCCAGAAAAAACGCGCCGGGGCCCCTGAGTATCGGGTCAACTGGCCGTCGTCCGGGCTCCAATTTTCGCGATCCGCGAGCCGTGGCCGGGTCTTTACTAACGTGAGCTAGTGCCATGTTTCGCGCAAATATTTATAAGGTATTTCCAACGAAGGTTAACTGTCTTATAATAGCGTTTAAAATCGCATACATTTACGTGGATTGTTTCACGTGAAACATTGTGAAAACTGCGTGTGAAAAATTACAGGGGCCCCCTATGAGTTCAGCAAATTCCGTGATCCTAGAAGAGAAAAAACTGAAGCTTGAGCTTCGGCTCGCGCAGCTTGAAAAGAATGAGAAATGTCAAAAAGATTTTTTAACTTTTGTCAAAACAGTTTGGCCTGATTTTATCGCGGGCCGTCATCATAAAATCATTGCTGACAAGTTAGAGCGCGTGGCCCGTGGGGAGTTGAAGCGTTTGATTATCAACATGGCTCCGCGGCACACGAAGAGTGAGTTTGCGTCCTTTTTGTTTCCTGCGTGGATGATGGGCCAGAACCCAAGTATGAAGATCATTCAGGCGACACACACGACGGAGTTAGCGGTTAACTTTGGCAGGAAGACAAAGAACTTGATTGAGAGTGATGATTTTAGGGAAGTGTTTCCGGGTGTTAAGTTAGCGGCGGACAGTAAGGCCAGTGGGCGGTGGGACACGAGCAACGGCGGGATGTACTATGCTGTTGGGGTTGGATCGAATTTAGCGGGTCGTGGTGGTGACTTGGTTATTATTGATGACCCCCACTCGGAGCAGACTGCGATGAGCGCGAATGGTTTTGACGATGCTTGGGATTGGTACACAGGGGGCCCCCGGCAGCGTTTACAGCCGGGCGGTTCGATTGTTTTGGTTCAGACGCGGTGGTCAGAGAAGGATATGACGGGTCAACTTTTAAGGGCACAAGCAAAAAATCCATTAGCGGATCAGTGGGAGGTTGTTGAGTTACCTGCTATTTTTGAGGACGGGACTTCTTGTTGGCCGGAGTATTGGAGTTTGGAGGATTTAACTTCTGTGAAGGAGTCGATACCTCCGAGCAAGTGGAACGCTCAGTACCAGCAAAATCCTACGGGTGAGGAGAATGCTATCATTCGCCGTGAGCAATGGCGGTGTTGGGAGAAGGAAAAGATACCTCAGTTGGAGTATGTTATTCAGAGTTATGATACGGCGTTTAGCAAGAAGCAGACTGCGGATTACAGTGCGATTACGACCTGGGGGATATTTACTCCGGAAGAGGGTGGTTCGGACAACATTGTATTATTGGACGCTCGTCGTGGGCGTTGGAATTTTCCAGAGCTCAAGGAGATTGCGTATGAAGAACACGAATACTGGGAGCCAGACATGGTAATTATTGAGGCCAAGGCATCAGGTACACCTTTGACGGACGAGCTGCGTCGAGCGGGCATTCCTGTCATGAACTATACACCGGGCAAAGGACGTGATAAGGTGACGAGAATGCACATGGTTGCACCCTTGTTCGAGGCGGGTATGGTATGGGCACCAGAGAAGAAGTTTGCAGATGAAGTCATAGATGAATGCGCTGCATTTCCCAATGGTGATCATGACGATTATGTAGACAGCATGACGATGGCTCTGATAAGGTTTAGACAAGGCGGCTTTATTACGTTAGAAGGAGAAGACGACATGAACGGCGAATGGTATCCGAAACAGAGGGAGTACTACTAATGGCTAGAACACCATCACTTGTTGATTCAGGATTTATGCAAGGTGGAGCATCTGAGGATTTACCGTCTGTAGATGTAGAAATACCTCAAGTAGAAGATTTCGCTGGAGGTGCCGAAATCATTCAAGACGGCATGGGCGGTGCAATTGTTCAGGCGTTAGCTGAAGGCGGTATGCAAGAACAAGAGATGATGGCTCAAGCTTACGATCATGACGCAAACTTGGCAGAAGCATTACCTGACGATATTCTAGGAGAGATATCCACGGATCTTAGGGACAAGTACGAAGAAGACTTGGAGTCCAGTTCCGAGTGGCGAGAGGCTTATACCAAGGGTTTAGATTTACTTGGCTTGAATTACTCCGAGCGTAGCCAACCGTTTCAAGGAGCGTCTGGTGTTACGCATCCATTGATCTCTGAGTCTGTAACCCAGTTTCAAGCGCAAGCTTACAAAGAATTATTGCCCTCTGGCGGTCCAGTAAGAACTCAAGTTCTAGGTGCACAGTCAGCGGAGCGTGAAGCGCAGTCCATGCGCGTTAAAGAATTTATGAATTACCAGATTACGGAAGTGATGGAAGAATTTGACCCAGCCATGGATCAGATGTTATTTTATTTACCACTATCTGGTTCTACGTTTAAGAAGGTTTACTTTGATGGCCCCAAGGATCGAGCGGTATCTAAGTTTGTAGGTGCAGAAGATCTAATCATTCCTTATACAGCGTCTGACCTTATGACATCCCCTCGTGTTACCCATGTTTTACGCATGGATGAGAACGAGCTACGCAAGATGCAGTTTGCTCAAGTGTTTCGTGATGTAGAACTTACAGCGTCTGATGACAGTAGCGACGATGAAGTTAAGGAAAAGATCCAAGAGCTAGAGGGCGTTAGTAGATCTTACACGGATGATGTGCACACTTTACTAGAGATACATGTTAATCTGGATATAGAGGGTTTTGAAGATGTAGGGCCTGAAGGGGAACCAACGGGTATTAAGTTACCTTACATTGTGACCTTGGATCATGGTTCTGGCGAAGTATTAGCGATACGCAGAAATTATGATGAGAACGATCCATTTAAGCGCAAGCGACAGTATTTTGTGCATTACAAGTTTTTACCTGGTCTTGGTTTTTATGGCTTTGGTTTAATACATATGATTGGTGGTCTTGGTCGTGCCGCCACGAGTATTTTACGCCAGCTTATAGATGCTGGAACCTTGGCTAACTTACCTTCTGGCTTTAAGGCT